TATCGAGCACACAGGCGAGACCACGCATAACATCGTCACCGACAAGCCGCTGTCCGCCGACGAATGGCAGAATGCTCACGCAGACCCCGCATCGGCTAATTAACGTCGTCTGGCGGCCTCAGATCGGTCCGCAGAAGGCGCTCGTCGATTGCCCCTACCGAGAGATCTTCTTCGGCGGCGCACGCGGCGGTGGCAAGACGGACGGCGTGCTCGGAAAGTGGGCCCTCAAAGCTCAGCGCTATGGCGACAAGTTCAACGCCGTGATGTTCCGCAGAACCACTGTCTCAAGCGAAGACGCAATCGAACGGAGCCGGCAGATCTTCAAGCCACTTGGCGCTGAGTTCAACGGATCGAAGAACATCTGGCGGATGCCAGGCGGCGGGCGCGTGTCATTCGCATATCTCGACAAGGTGCAGGACGCTGACGAATACCAGGGCCGCAACGTTACCGACGCTTGGGTTGAGGAGGCGGGCCAGTACCCTATGCCAGACCCGATACTGCGTCTGTTCGGCGTTCTCCGATCAGCGCAGGGCATACCGACGCAGCTCATTGTGACTGCGAATCCTGGCGGCGCCGGCCAGCACTGGATGCGCGATCGCTACGAGCTTCACCCGTTCCCGAAGAAGCCCAAGGTGCTCAAGCGCAAGGTCACGGACGAACTCACTCACGAAGTGGCGGTTATCCCGTCGCGCATCACGGACAACCGCATCCTGCTTGACAACGACCCTGCCTACATCACGAACCTGCACATGGTCGGTAGCAAGGAACTGGTCCGCGCATGGCTTGAGGGCGATTGGTCGGCAGTCGAAGGCGCATTCTTCGACGGATGGTCCGAGAAGCGCCACGTCGTTCAGCCATTCAGCGTGCCCAAGGATTGGATGCGCTTCCGGTCTATGGACTGGGGATTTGCGCGTCCGTCCTCCATTGGATGGTGGGCCATCGCGAGCGATGACTATCCAGTAGGGGATGGGCGAGTTCTGCCCCGCGGCTGCATGGTGCGCTACCGAGAACTCTACACGGCGATCAAGCCAGATGTGGGCATGAGGCTGGATGTTGAGCAGCTCGGAGCGCTTCTCAAGTCCAAAGAACAGGCGGGCGAGCAGATATCGTACACGGTCGTCGATCCTGCGATGAACTCTGAGAACGGCGGGCCTTCGATGACGCAGCGCCTGGCCAAGGTCGGTGTTCCGTGCCGGCCTGGTGACAACACTCGTATCGGCAAGAACGGCGCCATGGGTGGTTGGGATCAGTTCCGCTCTCGCCTCCGTGGCGAGGCCAACGACAGGCCGATGATGGCGGTGTTCTCGACATGCAAGGACTTCATTCGCACGGTGCCGGTCCTTCAGCATGATCCCGACAGGCCAGAGGACGTGGACACGGAGAGCGAAGACCACGTGGCGGACGAGGTTCGCTATGCCTGCATGTCTCGCCCTTGGGTTCGCGCTGTGAAAGACGCGCCGGCCAAGAAGCCTAACGACTACAAGAGAATGAATACTGATCAGGGGAGCTGGCGCGCCTGATGGCTATCGCTGTCACGGCCTCATCACCAACTGACCGTCCCGAACGCAAAGAGCCAGATGTGCTGTCCAGGCGCATGAAGTGGTTCCGCGCCTTCGAGCAGAACAAGCAGTCGGAGATGAACGAGGGCCGAGAGGCCCGCCAGTATTACCACGACAAGCAGTGGACAGACACGGAGATCCGTCGACTACGCAATCGCGGCCAGCAGGCGACTGTTCGCAATCGCATCAAGCGCAAGATCGACTTTCTCGTGGGCATCGAGCAGCGGTTGCGTCGCGATCCGCGGGCATATCCACGCACACCCAACCACGAGAAGGATGGCGACACGGCAACCGCCGGTCTGCGCTTCGTGTGTGATCAAAGCCTATGGCCCAAGGTTGCATCAGATACGATGCACGATGGCTTGGTCTCTGGAATGGGTGTGGTGTTCATTGGCATCGCCGATCAGGATCCGTCGATCATGGACGTTCCAGTAGATCGGTTCTTTTACGATCCGCGTTCGATCAAGCCTGATTTCTCCGACGCTCGCTACATGGGCTTGCATCTGTGGCTAGACGTTGACGATGCCAAGGAGCGTTGGCCGGACAAGGTCGACGAAATCGACGACATGATGGACGCGAGCGGAAGCCAGTCCACCACGTCTATCGTTGAGCAGGACCGAGACGAGCAGTGGGGTGATCTTGAGAATCGCCGCGTTCGAGTCGTCGAGTTCTGGGAGCGCAAGCGCGGCGGGTGGCACTACAGCTATTTCTCCGGCCATCTTGAACTTGAGAGCGGTCCAAGCCCGTACAAGGGCCTAAAAGGCGAGCCTGACTGCCCTTATGAGGCGTGGAGCCCTTATATTGATGAAAAGGGCCAGCGCTATGGCCTGATCCGGACGATGAAGTCGATCCAGGATGAGATCAACTACTCGTCTTCGAAGATGCTGCACCGGCTCGCAACGCGGCAGTTCTTTTACCATGAAGGTGCGGTTGACGACGTCGATGCGTTTGGCCGCGAACTCGCGAAACCCGACGGCAAGATCAAAATCAACGTCGGGTCGGAATGGGGAAAAGACGTCGGCATTGTAGACGACACCGTAGAGCTTCGCGGTGAGGCCGAGCGTCATGCCTTGGCACTGGCCGAGATGGAGAACTACGGTCCAAACCCTGGTCTCACAGGACAGGGAGAGGGAGTAGACGGTGCATCCGGGCGCGCGCTGCTCGCTCAGCGCGACAGCGGCATGACTGAGCTTTCCCCCGTCTTCGAGCGTCACCGGGACTGGAAACTGCGCTGCTACCGCAAGATGTGGGCGCGCATGAAGCAGGCTTGGACAGCGGAGCGCTGGATCCGGATCACCGACGACAAAGACGCCATTCAGTTCGTACCGATGAATCAGTACGAGATGGACCCGATGACGGGCCAGATCGTGGCGAACAACGTGGTTGCCGAGATTGACGTCGACATCATGCTCGACGAAGGCCCCGACACGATCACGATGAACGAGGAGCTTCTGCAGACGCTCTCGCAACTCTCCTCCGTGCCCCCACCGTTGTGGAAGGTGTTCATCGAACTATCGAACACGCCTCAGAAAGAGAAGCTGTTCAAGATGCTGGATGAGGCGCAGCAGGCAATGGCCGAGCCGCCCGATCCGGCGCTCGAGCTCAAGGCGCAGGAGATGCAGCTCAAGACCCAGGAGCTTCAGGTTAAAGGCGAACAGGAGCAGATGAAAGGTCAGATGGCTCTGCAGAAGGGTCAGATGGATCTCATGATCGCCGACAAGAACATCCAGCTCAAGGACATGGAGATCCAGGCCAAGCAAATCGAAATGGCGGGCCAGCGCGAGATCAAGATGATTGAGCTTCAGGCCGAGGATAGACGCCAGCAGTTCGACGAGCAGCGCCACGCACGCGAACTTGAGAGCATGGACCGCAAGGGCAAACAGGACGAGGCCGCCTTCAAGCAGAAGCAGGCACTCGCCAAGAAGACAGCAGAGAGCAGAGCCGATGGACCATGAAGAGATGCGCATGGAGTGCCTGAAGATGGCGCTCTCTAGCGGACACAGTGGCGGCAGCGCGACCAAGGAAGCCGAGCGCCTCTACAATTGGATTCGCGGCCGCGGACAGTCAGAAAACACCGAAGTTGGCAGCGGCTCGCACCGCGCGAACGTTGTCGGCAAGGATGGCGTGATCGATAAGCCGCCGTTCAAGGATTACAAGCCTGAGTGATTAGCGATCGTGCGTAAGCCTCGCCGGGCTCTAAGCGGCGTTTCGCGGTCTGCAGGCGATACAGGCAGAACCCCGCCTCGTCAGGGCGACACCTGACGTTCTCGTGACCAGCAACGACATCGCGGAGAGAGACCATGACGATGACCGAAGGGTCAGGCGACGACGACGTATTTGACGGCGTGTTCGATCGTGAAACACCGCAGGAAACTGTGGTTGACACGACGAACACCGAAACACCGTCAGGTCCGCCGAGGGATGAGAGAGGCCGGTTTGCTTCGTCTCAACCGCAGCAGGAAGCCCAGGCTGAACTTCAGCCGCAGGCCGAAACGACGCCGCATCAAGATCCAAACGCCAATCGCCACGTTCCGCTCTCAGAACACCTGGGCGAGCGCACCAAGTACAAGGAGCGCATTTCCCAGATCGAGAAGTCGCAAATGGAATCCGAGGCTCGGGCGAAAGCCTACGAGCAGCAGATCCAGCAGCTTCTCAATCAGCGGCAACAGCCGCAGCCCCAAGTACATCAGCCAGTCGAAGAAGAACCTGACCCGTACTCAGATCCGCAAGGGTGGGCAAAACACCAGCGCGATCAGGTCACGGAGATGCTGAGGCAAAACCGAGCCGCCATGTCACAGCGCTTTGCTGTGCAGCAGTACGGAGCGGAAGCTGTTCAGCAGGCATTGGCGAATGTTCCGAGCAACGTCGCCAACAATCTCTATGTCAACTCTGCCGATCCCTTCGGGGATTTGATGGAGTGGCACAAAGAGCAGCAGGTTCGAAAGGAAGTCGGAAGCGACCTTGATGGCTACAAAAAGCGCATCGAGGAAGAAGTCCGACAGAAGGTGCTGGCCGAGCTGAAGGCCGGAGGGGCGAGCGGTCAACCGCAACCAAAGTTCCCAGGCTCATTGGCCGCAGCAACAGCGACCGGGGAGCAAGGGGGACACCTTACCGAAGAGGCGGCGATGGGAAGCATCTTTGCCACTGGCAGAGATCGCCGCAAGTAACCCCGCGTTCGTCGCCTCGTGATCCAACCCTCGTCACGAGAGAACCCCAATGGCAAATACGCAGGTCCTTTCCGGACTCGAACTCACTAAGTGGCGTCGCGACTTTATCCGCGAGTACGTGCGCGACTCCGGCTTCTCGCCCTACATGGGCGACAGCCCCATGGACATCATCCACGTCATCAATGACCTTAAGACGGATGGCTACACCATCCGCGTTCCGCTCGTCGGCCGCCTTCAGGCATCGGGCGTTCAGGGAAACTCTGCTCTGTCCGGTCAGGAAGAAGCGCTTGACCAGTACTACAACGACATCTCCTGGGAGTTCTATCGCCACGCGATTGCGGCGACCAAGAAGGAAAAGAAGAAGAGCGCGACCGAATTCATGGCCGTCGCTCGCCCCCTCCTTCGCGAATGGTCGTCCGAGCTGATCAAGTACCAGATCATCGATAGCTTCCACAAAATGTCGGGCGGTGCAAAGTTCTCGGCCGCCGACGCCACGGCTCGCAATGCCTGGAGCGCCAACAACATTGACCGAGTTCTCTACGGCGCGACGACTGCCAACTACTCTGGCACGCACGCAACCGGCCTGACGGCGATCGACAACACCGACGACAAGCTCACGCCTGCCCTCGGTTCGCTCGCCAAGTTTGTGGCGCGCACCGCGAACCCGCACATCCGTCCGTTCAAGACCGGCACGCAGGGCCGCGAGTTCTACGTCATGTTCACGCATCCGCTCGCGTTCCGTGACCTCAAGAACCATGCGACCATGACGCAGGCAAACCGTGATGCGCGCCCGCGCGATGTGGACAGCAACCCGATCTTCCAGGACGGCGACCTCATCTACGACGGCGTGATCTATCGCGAGATCCCGGAGTTCTACACGGCCCGTCAGGGAACCGGCGTCAACTCCGAGACGACGTTCTCGAACGGCACCATCCAGTGCTGCGCCAACTTCCTCTGTGGTGCTCAGGCGCTCGGATTCGTCAACAAGCAGGCCGCGCTCCCGACGTCCAAGAGCGAGGACGACTATGGCTTCGTCGACGGCGTCGGCATCGAGCTTGCTCACGGCATCGACAAGCTGCGCTGGAACAACGGTGCAAATGGCGCCCTGAACAAGGATGTCGGCATGGTCACCGTCTACACCGCGGCGGTTTCGTGATCTCAGGCTTGAAAGGAAACTGATCCAATGGCTGTTTACGAAACCTCCAAATCGGCCCGCTACGGGGCATCAGTAGGGCAGGGCTGGTCCCGTCAGCATGTCGTGGACTGCGCCATCGTTGCGCTCGGCACGGGCATGATCGACAACGCCGACGACGATGTCGGCCTGCTCTGGCTCCCGAAAGGTGCCGTCATCACCGGTTGCACCCTTTCCGTGACCGATATGGATGGCTCTACAGGCCTAGTTCTCGATGTCGGTATCTCTGGCACCGAAGAGCTGCTGATCGCCAACGCGACCACCGGCCAGGCCGGAGGCATCAACGCCACGATGGCGCAGGCGGCCCACCTCTATAAGTGCGCTGCCCGCACGCAGGTTCGCCTGTACATCAGCACGGCGGCGAGCTCTGGCGTGGCTGGCACAGCGAAGTTTCATATCACGTACTTCGTGGATGAGGACTTCGACACGACGGCGCTCGTGCCGTTTGTCGGCTGAGGATAACGAGGGCGGGGAGCGATCCCCGCCCTTCACCGGAGACACCTCATGGAATTCATGTACGTGGGCGAAGAAGCCGAGACGACTATTTTCGGCATCACGTTCAGGAGAGGCGAGGCCGAAGAGGTCACCGACGAGCGCGCAATCCGCAAGTTGAAGAGCAGTTCCCTATTCACGCACAACAGCTCTGCTGAAGTGCCTCCGTCCGAAGAGCCGAAGCGCCGCGGCCGCCCGCCGAGAGTTGAGAATGCCTAAGAGCAAGGCCCAGCTATCCACGGCTGTGCTCCGACAAATGAACGTCTACGGACCGGACGAGACTCCGAGCGCCGAAGATGCGTCGACCGTCGAGGCCAAATACGATTCCAAGCTCCTGGAATGGCGCGACGAGGGCCTGATCTATTGGGACAACGGATCGAACCGTAACACCGAAGAAATCCCGGACAGGGTTTTCTCGGTGTTGTGTGACCTGATGGAAAACGAGGTCCGCAATCAGTTCAAGTCGGACAACCCTCCTGTGCAGAGGATGGCTCAGGAAGTCGCATTGCTACGTCGCCTGCGTCGCCATCTCGCCAAGAAGCCTTCCGGCGAGTCCACGCCATTCTCGAGCTACTGAGGTACTGACGCATGGCTGACGTAACGATCTCTGACTCTGGTGCTCAGCGAGGTCCGCGATTCAGCTTGCTGTCGATGAGCTTTGCATCGGCGTGTTCGCTCAGCACGCGCAGTATCTCATTGGCAATCGTCGGATCGTGATCGGCCGACCACATCGACGCGACCAGCTTCTTGTCAAAGAGAATGTGGAAGTGCGTCCCGAGATTGGTGCGCCCTGTATCCAGCGTAAAGCGAGACATAAATAAAATCCTCAAGGAAAACTAGTTGACCCTGATCCCCCTAGAGATCGGCACACAGTCTAACTATGGCCGCTATGGCCAGGATGGCAAGGCCCGTCTCATCAACGGTTATGCGGAAGAATTGGGGAAAGAGGGCAAGCACCCTTACCCGATCTATGCGTTTCCGGGGCTTTCAGACTTCGCGACGCTTACAGACGGCGGCGCGGTGCGGTGCATGATCGATCTCGACAACTACCTCTACACGGTAGCCGGGAGAGCGGTTTATCGAATCGACACAAGCGGTTCTGGCGGGTCTGTTCCGATTGGCGGTCTCGCCTCTGATGGTCATGTCACCATGGCCCGCAACCGCCGCGCTCCGAACGCACAGATTGCCGTGGTTTGCGACGGCGCGGTCAAGATCATCACCGGCACCACGGTATCTGATCTTGGGGATAGTGACCTTCCACCTCCAAACAGCGTATTCTTCCTCGGCGGCTACTTCGTGTTCACGCTCCCAGATGGCAAGTATTTCTGGTCGGCGATTGATGACTCGGCTGTCGATGCCCTAGATTTCAGATCAGCGGAAGCAAACCCAGACGGCCTAGTGATCGGCAAGGCGCTAGGTCAGACGGCAGTCCTATTCGGAGGCCGCTCGACTGAGTTCCACACCCTCACTGGCGGTGCCGAGGTGTTCGCCCGCCAGCACGTCATCAACGTCGGATGCTACGCGGCTGGATCAGTTGCTGAGATCCCGATCATCACGCCGCAGGTGATTACCGACTCTCTCGCGTTTGCCGCGACTGACCGACAGGGAGCATACGCTGGCATCTGTGTGATCGAGAACCTATCGGCTAGGAAGATCTCAAATCACGCTGTTGACCGCGCTGTAAGGGACGAGCCTAACCCCCTCTCGATTACCTCGTGTTCATGGTCTGACGGTGGCCATGCGTTCTACTCCATCAGTGGATCCTCGTTCTCGTGGTGCTGGGATTCCTCTACCGGCCAATGGACGGAGCGCCAGAGCTACGGCTTGCTCCGCTGGAAGGTCCGCTCGGTTCAGCAGTTCGGCGGCGGCCTCATTGCCGGGGACTACACGTCGAACAAGCTCTACCGCATGAGCAACACCGTTTATGCTGAGGGAACCGATCCCCTTATCATGACGGTGCAGACGCCGCCGCTTCATGCGTTCCCAGAGGCGTTGGAATTCCTCGCCCTCTACCTCGACGTGATCCCCGGTGTGGGTATCGAGTCAGGAAACGATGAGAACACCGACCCTGAGATCATGGTCTCATGGTCTGACGACGGTATCAACTTCACCCCTCCCCGTTTTATAAAAGTCGGCAAGATGGGCGAGACCATCAAGCGGGTTAAGACCCATCGCCTCGGTCAATCGAAGCGTGGTGGCGGCGGACGCACCTTCCGGTTCTCTGTTTCCGCCGCGGTTGTGAAAGGCATCATGGCCGCTGCCCTCGACGTGAACAAGATCGCCGCATGACGCTGATCCTCCCACCTCCAGCAACTCCCTTGGTTGCTCAGCACGGCGGCATGAACCAGCCCTGGCTTGAAGCCCTATCCAGGGCGTTGAAAGACGTCGACGCGGCGAGAGGGACTATCAACGGTCTCGGCACGGCGTCTGCCGAGGACATCGGAACATCTGGCGATAAGGTTCCGATGCTCAATGCAGGAAATGTGTTCTCAAAAGCTCAGACCTTTGATGTCGTCACACTCATTGATGCTCCGTCTATCGCTTGGGACTGGTCACTGGGACCGATCGCGAAGGTCACATTGAAAGACAACCGTGCTCTCGCAGCTCCGACCAACATTCCGACCGGCAAGGCCGGAACCTGGTCGCTGTTTGTGCGTCAGGACGCTGTTGGAGGTCGAACACTGACGCCAAATGCTGTTTATCTGCCGCCAGGCGGAGAAGCGATCGAGCTGTCAACCGATCCTTATGCTCTCGACATCATCACGTTCATTACCGATGGCGAGCGCATCGGAATGGCGCTGTCGCTGGACCACAAAGCCGTATGAGCCTGCCAATAATTCCGTTCGGGCTCGGCAGGCGGATTATAGGTGATGGATCTCCAGCGCCAGCCCTGCTCTTGCACTTTGATGGAGCCAACGGGTCTTCAACGTTCACCGACAGCTCTAAGTTCTTGCGAACGGTAACGCGATCATCCTCCGGCGTTTTTATAAGCACCTCTCAGTCTGTATTCGGCGGTGCATCGGTGCTGTTCGATGTCATCGTATCGTATCTTGACGTCATCGGGACCAACGCCGATCTCGCGCTAGGGTCTGGTGACTTCACGATCGACTTCTGGATAAGACCTGACACCTTTTCGGGCGGATGCTTCTTGTTCGACTACTTCCCAGCTGGAGCCGCTGTTTCTGGGAAGCTCGGAATCTCTCTGACCCCAGCCGGCCGCATCGGTGTGTTTCTTAGTCCGACAGAAACAATCACATCATCAAACACGCTTTCGATCAACACTCAGTACCATATCGCGGTGGTCCGCTATGCCGGTACGCTCAGTCTTTACATAGACGGCATCGAGCGCGCATCGGCGCCGAACTCAGTCGACTATACGGCGACCGAAAATCGCCCGCGCATCGGTAAGACCGGTGCAAATGACACCGGTCTTACCAGTCAGTATGGCGGCTACATGGACGAGCTTCGCATCGTCATCGGGACCGCTGTTTGGACTACCAACTTCACGCCTCCTGTCGCTCCGTACGCGCCTTTCGGATAATGGGGATCACATGAGCTTCTTCTCAGCCTTCACCGGCAGCGCCCAAAAGAAAGCCATCAACAAATCCTCCGCGGAGGCTATGGGCCATCTGCAGACGGGTTACGATCAGGCCCGCGGTGATGTCACCGGATACGCTGACAAGGCGCAGAGCTACCTCTCCCCGTACCTCCAGGGTGGCGGACAAGCGAATGCTCTTCTTGCCAGCTACCTCGGCGTGAACGGCCCTGAAGCCCAATCGAAAGCGATGGCTGATTTCCAGAACGATCCTGGATACCAGGCTCAGTTCAATGCTGGCGTCGGCGCTCTCGATCGCTCTGCGACCGCACGCGGCGGGCTCTACTCCGGTGCCGCGATGAAGGGGCTTCAGGACTACGGCCAGCAGTTCGCAAGAACGGCCTTCAACGATCGCATCAATCAGCTCTCCGGGTTTTCCGGCCAGGGTCTTCAGGCCGCCGGTGGAGCCGCACAGCTCGCAGGAAACACCGGGAACACTCTCGGAAACCTTTCATTCGGCTTTGGCCAGCAGCAGGCGAGCAATGCAATCAACAAGGGCAACGCTCTCGCTCAGGCTTCCTCGATCGGCGTCAACAATCTCATGAACCTCGGTGGACTTGCCCTCAAGGCAAGTGGCTTCGGCGGTTTCGGCGTTCCGGGAGTTAAGTGACATGGTGAACATGCTGCAGCTTCCGGCCTACAATCCAGGTAATGCGCTGGACTTCTCGTCCCTCAACAACGCCATCGACTCGAACCGCCAGAACGCCCTTATGCAGTCCCAGCTTGGAATGCAGAAAGAACGTCTCGGCATGGAGCGCGAACAGCATGGCGTGCAAATGGCTCAGGCACGCACTCAGCAAGAGATGCAGGAAGCCCGCATGGCGGCAGGGCGCATTCGTTACATTCAGAAGCTCCCTCCCGAGCAACAGGCCGCGGCGTGGAAAGTTGCTCGTCAGCAGCCTGGATTTCGTGATCTTCCAGCTGAGTTCGATGACTTCAACGTCGCAGCGCCTCAGATACTCGGCAAAGCATCGGAGTATCTAGGCCAGAAGGATATGGCTCAGATCGACCTTCTTCGCGCTCAGGCGCTTGAGGCGCGTCGCAAAGCTGCAAATGGCGGCGAGACACCGGCCAACATCCGTGAATGGCAAACCTTCAACCGGATGACGCCTGAGGATCAGCAGCGGTATCTAACGATGAAGAGGGCCGAGAAGTATTTGGACACGGGGAACGGATTTATTCGTCCAAATCCGGTGGCGCCTAGCGGTCCACCAGTCGCGTCCATCCCTAAAGACGTAGCAGGCGCTGCGCAGCAGAAGGCGCTAGGAACAGCGCAGGGCCAAGCGCAAGTGGACCTTCCAAAAGTCGAGCTTGGCGCCAGCACGACGCTCAAATACCTCGATGACGTGGAGAAAGACCCGTACCTAAATCGCGTGATTGGTCCAATCGACGGGCGGACGCCGACGCTTTGGAACCAAGGCGTGCAAGCCAAGATCGACCAGCTCGGTGGGCGCGCATTCTTGTCGGCATTCGAGAGCCTGAAGGGTGGCGGACAAATCACCGAGATAGAGGGCCAGAAGGCTACCGCAGCGCTCTCTCGATTGACCAATCAAGCCCAGTCCGAAGAAGAGTATCGCAGGGCGATTGCCGACTTCAAGAAAGAGGTCCAGGCCCTAGTTGAGATCGCTCGCCGGCGTGCTTCGGGAGGGGCAGCCCCACCTGCTGCGACGGGCGCACCGCAGAGATTGCGATTTAATCCCGCCACGGGAGAGCTTGAATAATGGCAATCGAGGTCGAAGGCCCCGACGGGACGATCATCGAATTTCCTGACGGCACGGCTACCGATGTGATGAAGGGGGTGATGGCGAAGCGCTACTCGCAGGCGCCACGCGAATCTGTTGGAACGGTTCCCGCAGCTCTCGAAGGGCTAGCCCAGGGCGTGACGTTCGGATTTGCCGATGAGATCGAAGGTGGAGCACGTGCGCTCTATGGAAAGCTTACCGGCGACCAGAGGCCCATCGGAGACCTTTACTCAGAAGGCGTCGCCAAGCCACGTGGACGCGCAAAGGACGCAGCCCTCACAAACCCATGGGCTTTCTATGCGGGAGAAATTGGGGGTGGCCTCGCTGTTCCTGGAGGCTTGGCTAAGCTTGGCGTATCAGGCCCCCTGGCCCGTAGCGCTGGTCAGTCTTTGGGTCGTCGCACTTTGGCTGCTGCCAAAGAGGGCGCAGCTTATGGCGGTGCTTATGGGGCGGGCAAGTCAGAAGGTGGCCCCATCAACATGGCCAAAGACACAGCCATCGGCATGGGAACAGGCGCAGCAATCGGTTCCTTCATTCCAAGCGCTGTAGATGTCGCGGGAGCTGTAGGCACAAAGCTAGCGGCTCCGTTCCGCGGAGCAATGAACCCGAAGGGATTTGCAGCAGAGAAGTTTGGTGAGGCAGTAGCGCGCGACGTTGCCGATGATGTAGGGGGCGCTGGAAGGTTGGCGGCGCGCTTCCAAAACATGGTGGATGAAAATCCGTCTGCTCGAGCAATGGACGCTGGCGGCGAGAACGTTCGTTCGTTGATGCGGTCGGCGGCAAACATGCCGAACCCTGCACGCGAAAGCGCAAGACGCTTCGTGGACGCCCGCCAGTCCGGCCAGCATGTAAGGATTGCTGACGAGTTGGAGCGCAGCATCTCCGGCCAACCTCGCAATTTCTACGCTGCGATTGATGACCAAGTGTCGAAAATGGAGGACATCGGGGCGAAGGCGATCCAGCCTGCCCTCCAGCGCGAGACGCCGATGACGCCGGCGCTGAAGAGGGTTTTCGAGCGCCCGACGATGAAGGAGCTTCATACTCTTGTAGCCCGCAAACTGGCCGATGAGGACAAGCCCATCGGCCTGATGACGCGCACGGAGATGATCCATCGCATGAAGATGGAGCTTGACGATCAGATCGGCATGGCCGCGCGCGCGGAGAAGATGGGCAACACACCGCAAGCCGGGTGGGACAAGCGCACACTGGTCATCCTGAAGAACGATCTTCTCAATGCGGTTGACAATCCGGCGTACAAGGCGGGTTTGAAGCGCTACGCTGGAGAGGCGAGGCTGAAGAGCGCTGCCGAGAACGGTCTAGACGACTTCAACAAGCTGTCTCCAGAAGAGATCGCAAAGACGATCCGCAGCTTGGATACTGAAGCCGAGCGCCAAATCTACCGCATGGGCGCGGCGCGCGCCATCATCGACCGCGTCCGCAAGGGTAACGCGAACCGCGATCGGACGGACGGCGTGTTCAGCTCGCCAGAGATGCAGATGAAGCTCAGGGCCATATTCCCGAGCCAGAAGCAGTATCGTGAGTTTCAAAAGCAGCTCGTCATTGAAGCCAAGATGGCTGACAGCCGCAAAGCGCTGCAGGGCAACTCGACTACGGCTAAGCAGCACGCCGAGGGCGCTGAGGCTGGCAAGACGGCAGGAATGGTCGTCTCGGCTATGAATGCCGCATCCGGTCGCCTGGCTCCTGCTCTTGATCTTATGGCTCAGGGTTACAATCGGTTCTCGGGACTAACGCCGAAGGTTGCGAACGAGCTTCTCCGGATCGGCATGTCGCAGAATCCATCATCTTCAAACGCTCTTCTTCAAACGTCGATCGAGCAAGCCAGAAGGATGCCGGCGCAACGTGCCGCCGCTGGTCGCGCTGCAATCGGCGCTGGCGCATCGGGCGCAACCCAGGGGCCGATCGAACTCGATATCTATCCTGTGAGCCAGGATCAGTACCGCCGCTAGCGTCTCTCCTCCAAGTCGGCAATGCGTGTCTTTAGGTCATCAATGATGTTGCCGGCGGCAATGAATGACCTGTGACTACGGCTCAGTGCGTTGAACGTGGCGATCGTCCAGAAGACGACCCAAACGACAAGCCCAAGCAGAACCCAGTCTGACAATTCCATCTCGTTCTCTCCCCTATCAACCGGATGAGAGCTAACCACTCATGACCTACCCGATCAACGCCATCTACGGTCACGGCTACAGTTACGATCCTGTAGCAGACGGATATCAGGATGCTTCAACTGCTGACGTCGTGGGGAAAATGAATGCCCTGTACTCAGGGCCAGGAGGCGCTCTCAGGTCTCTGAGAAACATGATCCCTGAGAACACGGAAGGCGGTCTGTCCGCTCTCAACATGCTCCGATCTGGACTGAACACATCGGCCAACTGGCTGCAAGGAAATCCAGAAATAGGACCGGATACGCTGGCTCCGTTGGGCCTCGGATCGATGGGAACTGGATTGGCCAATGCCCTCACGAGGGCGGCACCCGA